CTTTCTTCCAACATATCGATATTCCTCTCCTTCATCTCCAATATGAAGATATTCCGCACATTCTGGTAAATGAAAGGGATAATCTGGAATATTATCATCATATGGAAGGGTCCGAAGATATGTAGATTCACCTTTTATCGAGCATTCCAATATTTTATCCGTTACATTATCTTCCCTAAAATCTGAAAACTTAGTGCAAGGACATATTATTGTTTGTCTCACACTTGCATCTGCTTCATCTCGGATATGCAATATAACCAAATAATAATCTTGAACCTTTCCGTCCACGTAATCCGGAACTTCAATTAATCCGTTACCCAAAAATCCGAATTGTGTCCATACATTATTTTCTTTGGTAGGAACAATTTTTCTTTTGTCAATAAAACATTTCTTTATATCGAGTTCATTGGAATATACGGTTGCCTGAATATCTGATGGATAACATGACCCTATTTCTGAATGAACTTCAATCGGGCGTTTATAATCAATGCTCATCGATGTGACTTTTCCGATTGATCTTTGTTGTGGTGTCCAATATTCCGTTTCATCTGCTTGAATTCCATCATAATATCGTAATTCTCCCGTGTCTATATCTATTACCCACGCAATAAGACCAGGAGAAGCGACCACAATATTTGTGAATGAATCATATGGTGGAAGAAATGAAGATGAAATATATACAATGCCATTAAGCATTACAACATTTCCCGCTCCATCTTCGATCAGATTTCCTCCCTTTCTATATGGGCACATGGAATTTTTCTCGATTATGAGATAACAATTCTCACCCGTCCATATTTCTTGCCTTGCCATTATGTCACCTTATAGATTTTGAACCATAAATCCTCGTTTTCCACTTGCCAGGAAGAACCTGGTGGATATATTAAATCAATGGAATAATATGCATTACCTCCCGCATATCCACCTGGTTCATCTTCTTCAATTATTATATGAAAGGTATAAGGATTGGTTGGTTCTTCAGTATCTTCAATTGTGAAAAAATATTGTGTTGTTGCCAATAAATTGATCGAAGCAGGGAACAAAAATTTGTTTTCTGAATTTGCGATCAATTCATCCCATGCCTTTGGTAATGAACTTGCCAATAAATTTCCAGAAACTGCGTCCCACAATCGAATTATTAGGGGTTTATGATCCGACGTTAATACATAATTTCCAAGTTGTATCCCCACCGAACAAAGTTCGAATGCTCCAATCGTTGTGAATGTTTGACCTTTCCAAGTATAAAATACTCCTCCATGTCCGGCATGATGTCCCACCCATGCATCAGCAGGAGTTTGATTCCACCATTCGATCTCAACAACAGTGCATTCTATTTCAGGAACCACAATCGATTGACCATATGTTATGATCTCTTTCGCCGGATATTGAATCATATAGGTTGCTTTTCCGCTCAAATTACATCGGATTATTCTGGATGATTCATTTATTATTTCTATATTATCGAATCTCGCACATGGTAAAATAATCGTTTTGGCAATCTTTCCGTCATCATTATCGTGATATAAATAATATAGAACGACAAAAAACCAATTCTTTCGCAAAACTTGAACATATGATAAAAATGAAGAATCATTTATAAATTCATGCCCATCATATCCAATAATATTCCCCAAAGGAGAATCAACATCAATATCAATATCCGTGCTTATATCCAATTTGTCTTTTGAGATAAATGTTTTGCTCAATTGAAATCGAATATCATCCGTTTGATGAGGTATCCCATGAGCATATTGTTGTCCAAGTTCTTTTATGGCCATCGATTGATGAGATTCTGTTATTGATATGGATTGAGTTTTTCCCATTGCCAACTGCATCGGTGTCCAATATTCATCAGGGTCGGGATGGGCAATATCGATTTGATAATATCGCAATTCTCCTGTATCAACATTTAAAACCCACGAAGTCCCCAAACAATTATGGGCAATCGCAGAAAACGAATTAAACGGCCAGGGATTTGTGGATGTAAAGGCAATAAACCCATTCATTGAGAATGGAGTTCCATCTGGAAGAACTGTAGGATTTCTCACAGGACATTGGTCATTATTCTCAAAAATTATTAGGTATGCCTGGGTTCCTGATAAACTATCATCCATTTGGGATCCTCCTATGGCGGAGTCCCCGTCGGTGTATAATCCTCAATATTTACTGAATCATCAGGGAGATAAAATACATATGTGGCACTTCCGGATAATGAAATTGCCTGTAATTTATCGTTCTCTGCTGATGTTTCATATTTGGAGAATTTGGCACACGGCATTATCAAAATTCTTGCTACATTATCAGAATCCGAACTTGCATCCCATTGATAAACTATAACAAGATACCAACTCTGTGCATATGGTTCCCACCTTCTTGGGATTGAAACAACTCCAGGTCCGCCAAATCCTGCCTGATTTTCTAAAGGAGAAGTTCGAGAAATGGCCGCAATCTTTCTTTTGTCAATGAAAGTTTTTGGCATCTCGAAATTAACATCGAACTGTTGTGATTTTAAATCAACGGCATGAATCTCACCCAATGCCCGATCTTTCTCAACTGTTCTCTCGTTCGTTATTCGAATATTTTTAACTTTCCCGATGGCTCTTTGCATCGGTGTAAAATATTCAGCCAATACACCTGAAGCCGCATAATATCGGATTTCGCCCGTTTCCACATCTATCTGCCAGCCCGTAACAGTGGGAATCCATGTATCATATGGAGCCGCAAAAGCAGAGGATAAATAATATATTCCATTACGATACACTATATTTCCATCAGATTCTCCATCATCGGTTATCACAGTTCCCACGGGACATTCTGTCGTGCGTTCAACGATTACATAGTTATTCCATCCTGCGTATGAATCTTCCATTATCTCACCTCATGGTATATCTTCCAATGTTTCAATGTATGTTAAGAGTTTTAAAGTTATATTATATTTTCTCAATCCTTCTAAATTATGGTCAAAGTCTAAATGCCACTCTCTTGTAATGTGATGGGGAGGAACTTTAATTCCCAATCCTGCCATATATACCCGAAATTCTCGACTTCGTAAATATCGCGCATAATCATAAAAAAATGTATCACCCAATTCCTTTTCAGTTCCGGATAACGACATTGTATTATCTCTAAAACCCAAGATAATATTGAATGTGATGATTGTTTGTGTTTGAGTATCACCCAATTCATAGGGCGCAGGATCCACCTCATAACCCAAGACAATAAATTTTTTATATTTATTAGTTCTTTCCTCTTGAGGATGTGTGTAAATATGATCTTCCAAATCAGAATCCCCTACGGCTTTGGATTCCAAATATGCAATCAATGATTTAACTACGTCGATAACGGATATATTCATATGCCAACCGCCTCCTGCAATCGTTGAAATAATCTTTGACTTGCTCTTTTTATGATATTATGCGGTTGGATTCCTTGAACCCATCGAGTGAAAATTTCCTTATCATCAATGAAAAAATGGAGTGCCTTCGCTGTTACTGGACCATGAGCAGAAGTTCCATGCTCAATATAAAGAACAACCATCGAATCCGCCCGAAGAGCAAAATAACCGTGCCCCACTTCCAAAGTTATTCCTTCCGCTGTTTTTCCTGATTTTTTGGGAAATTCACTTTTTATCTCGCCCAAGGTTCCTGTCATTTCTTCCTTTAACCATGCTATAAAATGATCAAGTGCCTCGTTTTGTCGTTGTCGATATTTTTTGGCATATTGTGATAAATCCGTGGAAGATACTTTCATTGTTATCATGCCAGCACCTCCGTTATCAATTTTCTCAACAGCATATGCCAATATGGAACTTCATTATCAACATCTTCGGGTGAGCGAATTTCAATCACCCTAAAATATAACTCATCAATTATGACCTTGATATTATCGTAATTATTGAAAACAAAGAACTGCTCAACCAATTCGGGTTTTAAATCTGCTTCCCAAATAACGACTTCCAAATCCGAGGCTCCAACTATAGCAATATTCCCCCAAATCTTCGAATTTTTGACAGGGGATATTATTGCTTTGACAGTTTCTTTTATCTCCAAATCTTTTTCCGACCCGCCGTAATTTGTATAAATTCCACTATCATTCACAAAAACCAAAGTAACGGTTTTCCCCTTATAGAATGTGTGAATTACTTCCAACCGATCTCGGAATATCTCATGGATTCTTAACGTCATCCTTGAGACCCTCCATCCAGAATGTATTTTCTGGGTCTCGATGTCGAAGATATGTTAAAATATCTCTTGTATGACGATTCACGACCCTTAATGAATTTCTGATCTTGTGTAATTCTTGCTCTTGCTGAACATTTAATCTTTCTGTCTGATCCAAGCGATATTTCACCATCATCAATCCACCACCGCCTCCCGCAATCATTCCCCCCAAAACAGAGATTAAGGCGGTCAAAACCGTGACAACTTCAATCATAACCCTCCCCTCCAAGGTGCAGTTTGATGGAAATTATCTCCTACAATTCCATAAGGGTTATCATCCCATTGAGTTTGTTGTGATACATCAATTCTCTTTTTCAACATCCCCAACAATTCATCTTTCTGTTTTTTGTAGGCATCACAACGAGATTGTAGGACCTGAGGAAAAGTTCCCGTTTGAACTGAAAATTGAAGAGTGGAATACGAAAATCCTGTTGCCATGACCTCACTATAGATATGTTCGGTTAATCTCAATGCCCCTTCGGTTAAAATTAAATCATCATATAAATTGGCTTTACTTGTTTGTGTTGTTGTAGAAATTTGTTCATTCGCCCAATGGTCTGCCATATCAAAATATCTCGATACAGTATCCTCATGAATTTCATATATTCGGAAAAAAGTATATTGATTTCCAACAGGTCCGGACCCATTCATAAATGTTACTAAGTCTCCAACAACAACAACCATTTTATGTCTCCATAAAAATCGTAAATAAAATAAAAATATGGGGGATAAAAATCCCCCATATTCAGAATTCAATATTTGATTTATGACGATGCTCCACCAAAGGTCAGTTTCACAATCCCCTCGCCATATGTGATTCCCACGCCATATTCCCAAACAGAGAATACCTGGAATCCATCTCGATGTTCAACGGGTCGATTGAGAACTTCCAGAGGTCTGGATTCAATGAAGAATCCGACGGGGGTATATTGTCCGGTTCTCCATGATTTTGGATCCGTGGCAATGAGAAAAGCCGTATTTGCTGGAACCAAATTCGAAACTATCACCTGTGTTCCTTCAATTGAACCCCTCATTCCATCCATATATGCCGATTTACCATATTGATTCTTTGACGAATAATGTGGCAATCGTGAAACCTGTTGTTTTCCTATTGGATTCACCAAGAATACAATTTTTTCCTTCAAACCTTTATAGTTCTCCTCCAAAATTCGTATTCCGTTTGTGATGTCATACTGTCCGATTGTTCCCGCAATCGTGAAAACCGTTCCATCGTTTCCCAGGCTTGTTCCCGTACAGGCGATGATATTTGCTACAGGAACACCCGCACCAATAGCAGTTATCACATCTATATTGGCAGTATTTTTCATCTCAAGTGCCAGACGTTTAAGTCTATGCTCAATAACAGGTATCTGCTGATACTGTGCCATTTCGTGCGTGATCATATATCCCCGACCAATTTTATAGGTGACGATTTCTTGGCCTTCGATGGGTGAGAACATCAAGGGTATTTCGGCTCCCTGACCTACTCTATCCACGACTGCCGTAGAACACGCTTCCTCGATTGGAACAATCACACGATCGGATTTCGCCCTGTGATATTGAAGTAATGTTCTCATGTCAAACCCATCCATAGGGGTCTCGACGATCTTCTGTGTAAGTTCAGGGAATTTTATGGCATTGTTGTCCCATGTCCCTGTGTTGTTCGGTGTTATTGGCATCTCAATCAGCCTCCCTCATTCAAGACCATTTCAACCCATTCCCCTGCCGCCGTGCAAGATGATTTCGTTCTGCCCATCAAGGACATAGCCGCATCCACTCCCACAACCCACGGTCTCAATCTGCCTGTTGCATCTGAACAAACCAATGTGTCATCCGCAAGGGCTTCCCCTGCCAAACATCTAATTTGTCCATCTGTGGTATATGTCAAGGGACGATCCCTGTTATATATCCCGTTTGCTTGGAGAAGTTGATCTTCGATTAAAACTCCTCTCCATTCGGCATCGGCATTTCCAGCCAATGCAATTTGATTCAGAACGACCGCCGAACGAGCAACAATTAATCCCGCTGTCAGTCCCACCGCAACATAATTTTCATCCGGTCGAGCGAATGCATGTCTATTTTGCGGGTTTATGTCCACCGGACCACTCGCACAGTTATATCCGGATTGCTCGTAAAGGTTTCCTGCTTGAACCATTTTTAATCACCTCTCCATGCGCTATACTCTCGCATGTCATATCCTTTTTCTTCGAGCCACGCATACCATTCTTTTGTGACTCGATCAATGCTTCCTGTTGCCTCATCTGAAGGATTTACATGCCCCTGTGAAGGCGGGGGGACTTTGCTCAATGCTTCTTTGAGCTGGGAGTTCTCCCGTTTTAGAGAATCAATTGATGATTTTTTGGCTTCCTCCTCCTCTTCCTCATCATCATCATCCTCCGCCTCTTTCTTATCTTCTTTCTTCTCTTTTTCGTCCTCTCCTTTCTTGAGTTTCTCTCGATACTCATCAAGCTCGGCCTTCACCTGTGCATATTTCTTTTTCAGTGCGGCATAATCTTCGTTTTCATCTTTTTCTTTTTCATCTTTTTCAGACACTTTAATCTCCTCCGAAATTTTACATTTCGATTCATAAGATTTTTTCTCGTAATATTCATCAAATGATGCAGAGAATGGGATAATTTTGGCATTATCGTAAGCCCCATCCGTAACAATAGATACCTCTTTTAGATTGACATCCTTGATTATTTGATGGGCATTCTTGCACTTACAATTCTTTCCATTGTCGGCAGATTTTCCACATACCGAACATTCGGAATGTTTGGGAACTGCTGAAACAGAAAAATCAGTAACTGCCCCATCATGAATCAATTTCGCCACATATCTATCAGAAATAAATCCCGTGGCAATTATAGATTTCCCATCTCTTTTTGCGGAAGTAAATCCTCCGATTATTTCTCTAACTTTATTTTTGGAGTGGTCAATCCTTAACTGTGTTCCAGCAATCTGTTCAATGATTTTATCGATTTCCGTTTCTGGAATTGCCCAACGATTCGCATTCACAGTTGTATCAATTATCCGTGCAACAAAAGGATATGTTTCATCGTTCTCATCCCATATTTCAGAGAAAGAGGTTTTTTCCGATGATTCGAATGGAACTCTCCAACTTGGTATTATAGCTATTTTTTCCTTCGACATAGAGACACCTGAATATATAGAACAAAAATGAATTTATTCAAATGTCTCCGTTATCCCTAAGGATAATGATATATTGTAATGTATCATATTTAAAATTTATCTCTATATTTTTTCTTGTGGTGGAGGAATCAACTCAAAATTTTGAATAATATCTCTTATCAATTGCTCCATATTTCGTTGGAGTGTTTTGTCAAATATATCAAATTTGGGAACGGAAACCAACTTTTTCGGAACGGGGGATATATATCCAATGTTCACCAATTCCAACCAACATCTACAATTGGGATGAACGGGAATAGGGTCATCTGTGATGGGAAATATCCGACCATTTAAAGGTATACATTTTTTACAAGCTCCAGGATGTATTCGGAATTTTACATTGCGATAACCATTCATATATGCCGTTTTCCTGAATGCCCACTGATATGCTCTCCGAACTTCTGTTATCACCATTCTTTTCGCATTTCCTGGCGATACCCCAAATTGTGTTTTTAACTGTTCAATTATTTTGGGTTTTGACCATCCTTCATTTATGCCCTTTGACATCAATAATCTTACTGCTCTTTCCTTTGATGAAGGAACGGTTTTTATGTGATGAACATTTGAGATAACCCATTCCTGAACCTTCCTTCTACGTGTTTCCGTGGCATCAACATCCACATGCATAGGAGTTGTTATCGTGGCGGGGCCGACAACTGACTTAACCCGATCCACTCCGGCAGAAATAGCAGATACAACAAAAAGATCAACTGTCATTTTCTTCAACTTTTATTTTTAGATATATTTATTTTGATTCCCTATACATATCTTCTTTTATCCCAAAATCCTTATTTCTCCCCTTGTTCTCCACAAATCCAAATGTTTTGTAAAACTTCTTTAATCTTGATACTGTCCCCCCATAATCAGAGGAGGGAGTTAATGTTATTATTTTTTTTTCTTTATCTGCCAAATCAATTAATTTTTTCATCACCTTTCCTCCTATTCCCCTTCCTCGTTGATTTTTTGGTAATGATATTCGTGATAAATTTAATTTATCTTTTGTAATGTATATTTCTAATTTCAATTCATCATATTTTTCTTCCATCTCGGACATAAAATTATTTATAATATCCTTTATTTCTTTCTTATCTTCTTGTTTTTCTTCTTTCATATTATAGTCCTTATGAATCTCTCCATCTTCACCAATTGGTACTTTTCTGCCCTTAATTGTCACCCATTTAGTTATCTCACTATCTGGAATATCTGAGGCCTTCTTCTCGTCCCAATTGCCCATCATTTTCTCGAACATATCTTCATAGGGATCCCACGCAGGAGCGGGGGTTTCCACCACCTTTTTCATCAATTCCGGTTGCTGAATCTTCGATAATCCCATTGATGTGATTCCCGCCCGTTTAGTTCTCATCGGGTCTCGAACTTCTTCTGAATCACCCATTCCTCCCATGCCTCCATCCATGTCCTGTGGATTCAACTCAAATAAAAATTTGTCTCCTTTTTCTTCATCGACATCTTCGAGATGTATCATTTTGCGAAATTCGTTCAGGGTTATTCCAAATGCCTTAAACTCGTTTATGGCTCTATTGGTATCCATATTTTCATCTTGTATCGCTAAATCATTCCATTCCATGTGTAAACCTGATTCTTCCAAATCTTCTCGATTCCACCCCATTCGAATTAATCCTGGATAAACAATCTTATGCAAAATATAGATTCCGATTCTCTGCTGAAGTCCGTGCAACTTTACAATGAACGAATCCCAATTTACTGCGGCTGTTGTGTGCGAACTTCCTTCAGGAATGCCCATGATATTCCGTGGGACACCCATCGCCACAATTCGGTCCTCCCGTAATAATTTATAGAACTCAATCATCGCATTCATAGCCACTCCTGGCTCCGCCTGGGGTTGAACATCCGTTCCCATTGCATAAATATCATCCCCTGCCCTTCGAGATTCGTTCGCTCCCTTAACCCGTTCCCATTCTGGATCAGATAGAGGACGAGTATCTCCAGACATTGCCTTGAAAATGACAGGAGGTCTAACGATTGTATGTGAGCCAATATATAGATTATTTTCACATGCCCGTATCAATTCCGCTGTGCGAACCATTGACATTAAATCACTCGTGCCATATGCTGATTCATGGCTCAAGGTTCTCGGCATCCATCGAAATTGAACAATCTTATCACAAGTGAACGCAATAGGAGGGAAACTCAAAACTTGTAAATATCCATAAACATTTCCCAAACTATCGTTTCGAACCCTCATATAATATGGGTCGAGTGCTTTAATGTTAAGTAGGATTTCACCATCTTCAATGTCAATTTCCTTTTTTCCTTCCCATCTTCGCTTTATTCCGTTTATGTCGATATATTCATTTTGTTTCCTTGATTCTTTGGACAATTTCCTTTCTTTCTTTTCTGCCCCATAAACGAGTTCAATGTATGCGCACCCATACACAATCATATCAGACATTATGGCCGGAAGGATATGTTGATCTAGTTCATTTTTTATCAATGAGAACAATCTGTTTGTATCATCCAGAACCTTCTCCCCATTCTTTTGATCTGGATCAACTTCCCATTCATATCCTTTTTGTAGACCCAAATGAATCTGAACGGCAATACTCGATTGAACCCACGGATCATTCCTCACAATATCCCTATACTTGCCCAAATCTTCGATGGGTTTGATTCCCCATCGTTTCGTATAGAAATCCGTATATGGAGATTGAATATATCCAATGCCCGAATAAGGAGGGATTTTATCTTGAGATATTTTTAATGGTTCTCTCCACGATTCATCAACACCATCCAATTCAATCGCTTCTTCTGGTGGAATTTCTCGATATGCATCTTTACTTTTTTTCTTTCGGCGAAATAAACCATCAAAAATACTCATATAATCTCCTCAACAAGATGAGGGGTTGGCTCTCACGAGTCCACGAACGGAGACTGTTCTTACCCCTCATTTATCAATTTCAACTTCCATCTCCTTTACAACAATTTTAATATTTAGAACATCACTCATATGTTTCTCAAGAGATATAATATTTTCGTTTATCTTTTCAAGTGCTTCCCTAAATTCATTCTTGTTCAATGTAAGATTTTCATGCATATGCCAAGCCTTACAATATTCACAATCGACATATACGACTGTTTTTATCATTGCTTTGGGATTATCGCATCTGTTACATTTCCCTTTATGCTCCCTTTCTCTTATTATTGTGTCTTTTACTTCCATTACATCACCCATACATCTGATCTTTGTGTTCCTCCACTGAATCCTCGAATTGAAGGAATATTTGAAGAACCCGAAAACTTTGCTACTTCCTTGGAAATCTCACTTATGACTTTATGTGGCATGAAATAATCTAATCCTATGGCATCAATACAATTTCCCAAGCTCGAACAATAATCATCATGTTCTCCCGTGGGATGATGACATTTCAATAGTCCTCTTTGATATTCATATCCGAGCCGAGAAAATTGGTATTTAAACTTTATACTCTCCATCGACCCATCGTCAGGATATAGGATTCGTCCCTCCCACCATTCATTATGTAACCTCCGAAAAATATCGTGATGATTGTATTGTGTCCATTTAAGTGATTTTATCTTTGTGTGTCGATGATGTAGAAAATTGCCCACCACGAATTTGCGTTCCAACATATCAACGAATACATCGCCCACTCCCACAGCATCAACCGATATTCTCCTTATGGCATATCTGCATAAAAACTCATATACGATTTCAATCTGTTTATCGTATGTATCACCCATCAGCTCCAACCAATCGAGTATTATCATTTTATAGGGGCGTTCCTCGTTATAATCGGGATCATCATCCATAATTTTAACCAATTGTATCACAGTGCAAACAGTAGAATCGGGAGATTTTGCCACATCAATTCCCACATAAATATTGTCCAATGTCTCCTTGAAATTGTTCACGAGTGCAGTTTTTATCCTTCTAATGTCGGCTCTCCCATTTCGTTTTAACTGTGAGTAATCTGTGAATGATAGGGATTCAATCGGCCACCTCAAGAGATAAGAGCATTGGAACCCAATATCATCTTTTCCATATAATTCAATCTGTCCTTGGACATATGTCGCATAAGCATCAGAATATTTCGCGATCTCATTCCAATCATAGATATAACAATTTGTGCCTTCAGTTATCTTGTCATAAAAATATCTTTTCTTATCAAGTGTCATTGTAGGTGTGCCAACCAAAACCGATGTTGCCATTGTATGCGTTCCCATCGGAAATATAGATTTCTTCAACATGATATCCTCAACATCTTGAGCTTCGTCGATATAAATAAAATCCAATGTTGCTCCTTCGATGTGAGAGCCTGGAGAAGCAGTAAAAATCGAGACTTTGGATCCCGACGGGAACTCGATATAATCTTGTCGATCAACCTTCATATCTATTTTATATTTGTCAATCATCCGATGAACTATCGCCCGAATACGAATATAAGCAAAATTCGACTGTTTTAGACCAGGGGCAAATATTCCCGTTCTAATTCCACCACAAAAATATACCAACATTGTTGATACTTCATTATCGTATACTTGGGATTCATCGGCATAAATTGGGAGATAATAAGAGAGATAAGATACAATCCATGCCATTGTATATGTTTTCCCACTCTGTCGAGAAAACTCAACATATATTTGTTCCATATCTCGAAAGATAACAGAATGGATAATATGCTCCGCAATCTCCCACTGTGGAGCATATAACGCCGTTATGTTCTCAATCTTCATTTTCCGAATAAATGATTTAAAATTTTTTAAAAAGAACAACTCAAACCGTGCCATTGAACTATATCGTTCATATTTTTCTATGGCATTTTTGAGATAATTCATGCATTAACAACCCTCTTGTTTCCTCTTGATTTTTGCCACCCCATACCCACAATGACGGCATATAAAATGACAACAAGTTTCTCTCATCTCAATATCAGACTTACATTTAGGACATTTCATTTTATCACTCCTTGAAATTTATCAGATGACCACAATATTTATTATCGAATGTTTTCGTTATAACCTTGATTTTATTCTCTGTTATGACATGAGGGGAACCACAATTATCACACCATTTCCGTGCTCCTTCATTATGAAACCCAAAATTTATTTCTCCACAACCATCACAATAATGATTTTTCATTTTCATTCCTCAGTATATATTTTTTTAAATATTCTATCTTTACATGAATAATATTCTCCTTCTATACCTTTGATTACCCAATCACCAGGACAAACGATATGCTCACCCTCTAATGTTTGTATCCATCCATGCGAATACATATTTTTCCCACATTCTTGACAAATATTGTCATTTGATACATCATACATTGAAATAATATCCGGTAGTTCATCTGATGTGAACCATCTCCCTGCTTCTATTACTATCGGTATTTTTCTATATAATTTCATTTCAATATCTCCTTGATCTTTGCTCTGCAACCTTCACATAATTTCGCCCACATTTCATCAACTACAACCTGAACTTCACTATGAATATTAACCTGTGTATTCTGTATGTTCACCTCACCAATGGCAACAAACACCCTTTCAATCTCCATTTCAGTTTTGCATATCTTCAATGCATCAATTGAAATCTTTCTTGCCTTTGCCCAAGATTTTTGGGAAATGGCATCAGCAATTCCACGTTCATGCAAACGGTATGCCGTCTCAATAATTTTTTCCCTATGATTTGTTCCTAATTTCAATTCTTTTACCTTGTGTTCAAATTTCTCTATCGTTTTTTTAGTTTGAGCTCGATATTCAGGATCCTTCCAATATGCATAAAATGTTGCTGATGAAATCTTCATGTATTTAATAATATCTATTTTTTGAATGATTCCTTTATCAAGTGCTTCAAGATATTTCTGTCCAAATTGAACAGGTGAAAACTTTTTAAATCCCATATCAACACACCCTATATCGTTCCTTCTGTCCGTTCTCTCTCATTATCTCAATCATCGTTAATCCTTGATGATTGATCTTGATGAATATAGATAAAATGGTTGGTGCTACTCTCGTATATGAACGACAATTGCGACCCCTGCCATCCTCCACATATTTTATCAAACCTTCATTTTTCAGTTTTGTGCAATGAGAATAAATCATGGCAAATGAATATCCTGTTTTCTCTGCAAGTTCCTTGAACCCAATTGGTTTGTTAATGTAGAGCAGAATCTTGATATGAGAAGGTAGAAGGTTGTAGAATATCATTTGTTTTTGTCCCTCCAGATAATCTTATCATATTTATTCGGAGTAATTATGTTTTTGATGGTTTCTACATTTTGTTCCACAAAAAAACGATTGAAATTCCTTCTCATTATACTCAATTGTTGAGATACTTTCATTCGTCTAAACTTCTTTGTAGCCAAAAGTCGTATTACATCCGTATCATCATTCCATGCTCGTTGAAGTATAGTACTTGTTCCTGCCAATGCAGGGGATGGATTTCCTACTCCAGAGAAAACTCTCACTTTCTGACTATCATATAATCTCGGATGTGATTTTGCCCATTTACGATAATTATAGAAATTGAATGGAACATTCCATAAGGGTGTTTTTTGGAATGGAATGAAATGAGAAATCTGTAATCTTACTGTAAACTTATTTATGAGATTGTCCTCTATTTCCTTGAATATTATAGGCAAATCAAATTTATCTAATTCATCTTTATTTTCCCAAGGGTACCCCACAATTAAATATATCTTCAATCTGAACCCTTTTTCTGATTCTATTTCATTCGATCTCAATAATGTATCCTTTATATCTTGTCTTGTTATTTTCTTATGTACCCTCGATCTTGTTTCTTCGGTTACCCCGTCAAGTGCCGTTAAGCCATATCGAGACTTATCTATTTTGGGCCAATCCAAACACTGAAAGAAATCTTCTTCATATTCAATACCTGACCCATAATGACTATCCTTTCCCTTTGTTCTATAACCATTCCAGTGAGAATAAAAACAAAAAGCACATTTTTGGGGACATCCAAAAGAACGTTCATTATCACCTAATCCTTTAACTGAGGACGTATCAACCTCATATTCTCCTGAAAAATCGGGATCTTCATCTTTATACCAAACTGACTTTAATGGTTCATGATTCAATATTTTGTTTATTTTTCCCTCATCACATCTTCCAAAATTTGCCGAATAAATATATGGAATTATGGGACGAATATTATTACATGCAGGGCCACCGATATGTATCCGAGTATTTTTCAGATTATTAGGAACATTTATGACTAAGTTTAACACATCATTAAAGGAAGTCAATGAACATATCACATCATCATAATTACCCATTGTACTATGCGAACAAAACTCATATGGAACCTCAAGTTCAGATATGACTTTCTTTATGCCACCACCCTTTTTATTGTCGAAAGAATAATTTGTTGTATTCTCACGATATACCTTAATGGTATCAGGATGAGTGAACAATAATATTCCAACAGGTTTTACCATTTTTCCACCATTAATATATCCTTTTTTATTCTTAATGCAATTGCCTTCATCATTAAAGGCGGCACGGAATTTCCAATTCTTGCTGATTTAATTTGATATTTTCCAATGAATTTAAAATTATCTGGAAAGGTATGTAATCTCTTTAATTCAGAAATTGATAATACTCTATCTTCATATGGATGAATGTGATGACCAAAACCTATGCCTCCTATTATTTTCGTCAATGTCGGTGATGGATAACGGGAATTAATCCTTTTTGTTTGAAATCCTCCCTTATATCCCACATCGTTTAAATTCTGACCCATTTTCATTTTTGGAACGTAATTTTTTACAAAGTTTGATAACAATGGAGGTAAGATATTATTCTGAATATTCTTTAATGCTTCTTTAACTGTTATTATTTTCTTACTCGGTATTGGATAACTCGGATCTTTGTCTAAATCTTTTCTTACACCCATAAATATTAACCTTTGTCGTGATTGTGGAACTTGATAATACATTGCATTCAAAAGTTTACATTTTACAACATAATTCATAGATTTCATTTTCTTCATATATTCGATAAATAATCCTTTCATCTTTCCTTTGACCATTCCAGAAACATTCTCGATAACAAATACTTTCGGCTGAATCTCATCAATTAATCGGATATTATGATTTACAAGATCATTACGAATATCAGATACTTTTCGTTTTCCCGCCGTTGAAAATCCTTGACATGGTGGAGACCCATCTAAAAGATCAAGTTCTCCTTTCTTTATATTACAATAATCCAATACTTTCTGTCCCACAAGTTCTCGAATATCCCATTTTTCGATAGGTGAATCAAAATTTAGTTTAAAGGTTTCAATCGCATTATCATCCCATTCAATAGCAAGAAGTTCTTTATATCCTGCCATTTTATAACCGAGAGAAGATCCTCCGCATCCAGCAAATAATGATATTACTGTAGGCCTACCATTTAAATCCACATTTTGGACATTCATTTTCTGTCTCCATATTTTCATCATATTCAGGTTCAAATATTTCAATCTCAATTTTCCCAAGTAACTCCTTTAATTTATCTCCTTCAAATCCCAATATATCTAAATTGAAATCTTCCATTTCATTATCAAGCTCTCTAACCAGTTCACCCAGTATATCTTCATCCATCCCAGGAAATATTGTGAGGGAATTATCCAAGATGGTGTATGCCTTCATCTCATTCTCGTCCGTGACATCCCACTCAATACAGGGAACTTCTTCTTTCCCTATCATTTTAAGTGCTTTTATTCGACCATGTCCGGAGATAATTCTCCCTGTTCCTTTCTGTATAATAATCGGGGCCCTGAACCCAAAACGTTCTATACTCTTCGATATTGCAACCTCATTATGGAGCTGGGGATTACGGTCCCAGGGTTTAAGTTCAGATATTTTCTTGTATACTATTTCCATTGTATTTCCCTCCTCTCATCCTTCGTCAGATCCTTTTGCCATCCGAATTTCTCTCCGGATTATATCTATAATTTCTCTGGTCGGCGTATGACCATATGGATCCCGCAATGCTCGTATCTCATCTGTTAACCGTTTTCGATGCTCATGGTTCATCGTATCACACCCTAATATCTATGACATGCCCGCCATCTTCACAGTAAGGACATTCCTTTGTTCCTCCAGATACAAATTTCTCACCGCACTTGACACAGATCCGTTTATACCCGATAAAATCCCTCCAACAATCTTTGTATCACATTTGAATATGATTCTCTCGGTCGTTTGAGCGTCATCAATTTTTGCACAATGTCCTCCCTTATTTCCAGATGTATTGTTTTCATATTGTCAATAATGACAATAATAATATATACAAGTTTCCCCCTCATTCTTATCGGGCTTGGTAACTCCCGTCGTTTCCACCGATAACCTCCCCTTGTGATATCTTCGGAGGATGGTTTTGTTGTTTCCATCCTCTATTTTCTTCCTAGTTATCAAGCCCGCTTTTTGTTTTTGAAAAACCTTTTCCTCCCCTTCGGCGAAGAAAGAGGGCACTTAAATTTATTTACATTCATTTATATTTCTCAGAAAACGTACCCCTATAAGAATATATATCTATATATATATTTATTACTATTAGAGAAAAAAATAATTATTATTATATAGGGGTACAAATTCTAAGTAAAATGAATGAATGTAAAATAACACAACAACATTTATATATTATGAACATATTAGTGTATTTTGTCATACCATATATGAATATTTTGATATGAGCCCTAAAATCCAAATGATAACTTAGGGTAGATGACCCAAAAGTAAACAAAGGTGAAAAAAATGGCAAAAAGAAGAATATTGAAGATAAAGGGACATAATTATACCATCCGTTTTGGCGACTTAACGGATGGAGAAATAAAGTTGATAGAGGATATATACAATGCTCATCCTTTGATGGGATGGAAGGAGTTGAATTTGAAACTCTACAAGCAAGAATTTGAAGAGAAGGTTTCAGAAACAGAAAAGATGATTGAATATCTCGTAGAATATTTGAGAACACAAAATCCCCAGGGAAGTGCCATATTGGAACGATTGAAATCCTTCTTGAGCTCTAATCCAAATGAAGGGGCAATGGAACGACTAATGAATATGCTTCCTTTTATCATCAAGGGGAATGATTGATTGATGAAATATAACTCCGCCGAAGTTGAAGAATTGTGGCGAAGGTTTATTTGTAATTGGAATCAAGACGATGGGAGCAGAGGTAAATATGACACGATCATCCGGTCAAAAATGATGGAGGAGTTCGATCACCTTTCGATAAGGTTGATGGATATTCTGAACTTTGATGAAGAATTATTTTACTACATTATCAAAAACCCCATTAAACATATTCGGATCATCAGAAAAATTGTAATGGGTCGAATAAAGGAGTGGTTGCTTGAGAATGAAATCCCAGAACATCATTCGCCCGAACCCTATGTATATCTGGATAATTCCGGCAAAACGATAGTATCAATGATTAAAACAACCATTCCAAAAATATGGAAATTGAAGCAATGCCAACTTTTATCATTCCAGGGGACGATAAAACAGATACATAAGGTTGGTAATAGAGCACATAAGATCGCCTATCATTGTGGTCGATGTCAAGAAATATTCCCAATTAAGCAAGAATATCTCCGAAAGATTAAACCTCTCGAATGTCCTGGATGTCAGAGGCTTGCGAGTTCAACATTCTTCAAGGAAATTCCCGAGATGACTATATCCTGGATGACCCAGATGATAACGATTGAGGAACATCTGGATAAAGTCAAGACTGGTTGCCAACCAGATCATATATATTGTTGGTTGGATGGGAATTTGTGTGGAACCTTACAGCCAGGTAATAAAGTTAGGGTGGTTGGGATCCTGAACACATCACCGCCCCAACGAGGCGGGAAAAAACCCATATACGAATATTACTTTCGGATATTAGGTTTCGAGATTCTTGAAAGAAAATTCACTGATATGAAAATAACCAACGATGAAATTAAAAAAATCCATAAAATCGCAAAGAAAGAAAATGTAATCGAATATTTAACGAATCAAATATCCCCCTCAATATTTGGATACTCGGAATTGAAGCAAGCGATATTATTACAATTGTTTGGAAGTCCCCGAAAGTTTCGACAATCGGGGGAAGCATTTCGAGGCGATATTCACGTTTTAATTCTTGGGGATCCATCGACAGCAAAAAGTCAGATATTGAATTATGTGTCTGAACTTATGCCCCGAGGTCTGTATGCTTCGGGTCGGGGAAGTTCAGCAGCGGGATTATCTGCCAGTGTTGAGCGGGATGAAATGAGTGGGAAATGGTTGCTTGTTGGTGGGGCGCTGGTGATGGCAAACGATGGGATAGTATGCCTCGATGAGATAGATAAAATGCGACAGAGTGGAATATCGTCATTGCTTGAAGGAATGTCGAAGCAGACGGTGACGATAGATAAGGCGTCAATCCATGCCACCTTACAAAGTCAATGTTCGATATTGGCGGCAGGTAATCCGAAAGAAGGCAGGTTCGTGGACCGGATGGAATATTATGATCAGATCAATATCCCCACTGAATTATTAAGCCGATTCGACCTTGTGTTTCTGTTGAGGGATGTAGCTGATAAAACGAAAGATGAAGCATTAGCAGACCACATTTTAGATTATTGGGACCATGAAGAAATTGAAGAATTGGACCGTGATATATTCGTAAAATATATCGCTTACGGGAAACGACTTACCCCAAAAATTCCAAAAATCCTGAAAGAAAAACTCAAAATGTATTATGTCAGTATTCGTCAACAATATCTCCAATATTCTACTATTCCTATCGATGCCCGACACCTTCAGGGCCTGGAACGAATATCGTGCGCTTCTGCAAGGGCAAGATTGTCTGAGGAAGTCATTGAATCCGATATTGATAGATCTCTTATTATGCTTACGGATTGTATCCGGTCCTTTAATCCTGCTGGAATATTGGATGTGGATGTTCTGGAAACGGGGATTTCAATGGGAACGAGAGCAATGGAGGATAAATTCAGATTGATATTTGCTCGGTTAGTTGCCTTGGATGAGGGACGGGAGGGGGTGAGCGTACACGATATATATTCAGAAATGGAGGAAGGAGGAATTTCTCAAAACAAAACAGATGTGATCATAAAAAAGATGGTTAAGGGAAAGGAAATTTATGAATTATTCGAAGGACGATACATGAAGATTTGAGGCGATTAAATGAAGAAAAGCAAGATCGATATGAAGTGGGTCCGATGGTCGAGCAAATGTTTGTTTTTTCGATGTAACCCTGAAAAACGAATATGGTCAAAATGTGGTTACGACGGCGAACGGTGCTTGAAGGGTCAGTGTCCGGATATTGATAGGTTCAAAAGATATTATAGGCGATGATAAAATGGAAGATTATTTCTATGACGATCAAGTACTATGTCCACGATGTCAGCGACCAATGGAATGGACTAGGACAGATGTTGTCAAATATGGGAATCATTTGGTGACTTTTTATTGTCGGGAAGATTGTGATATAATTGAAGTTAAAGTTTTGAAAGAACCAAGTAGGTGATGAGTGATGACAAAAATAAATCGAGGACAATTCTTTAAATTTTGTATACGCTACGGGATTTCTGTTTCTATAGCAACTTGTCAATATTGTGGCGAATGTACGCCAATAAAAGAAGAAGGTGACGAGTAATGGTCAAAAAAAGTGAGATGAAAGAAATAAAGGAAGAGGATAAGCGGTACTATTTCTCTCCGCATGTGATAGCAAACTTGAAGAAAAAACTCAGACGAATGTCACAGGATTATGATGAACTCGAAGGGGCGAGGTTCATGGAACAGCAAAGGGCAGATAAGTTTGAAGGGATGTGGAATAAACTAAAAGAGGAAAATACAAGACTAAGAAATATTCGGGATAATTATCGGGAATTGATTGAAGGAAATTTCTCAAATGCAGAAGAGATTATCGAGGAGGCAGAGCATGAGTAGTAATCCTGAATGTAGGAAGTGTGGGGATTTCATATATCATGGTAGTATCCTTTGTGATGGATGTTCAAGGGAGTTATATAATATGTTTTATAAGTATAAAACCATGTGGGAAGAAATAAAGAAGTGGATTGTACGGGATACCACTTCACATCTAGAATATGAATGGGCAAAAGAAGATATTGTTAAAAGGATGAATGAATTGGAGGCAGAGCATGAACAAACTTAAAATAATATGGGTAAATCCCAGTCATACGTGGGGATTAACAACCAATGCGAAATGGTGGATGCATCGATCGGGAAAGGGGTATCATGTAATAGATGAACGAAAATTCAGGGAAGAGTTTTTGAGTTTTGTCGTACCATCAAAAGATGGTTTTATTTATGATTTTGATCTCTTTGCTGATATAAAAAATGTGATAAAATCCTTCAATTGTAATATTGATAAAGTTTATGTGCCATTGAGAACTGCCCCTGTGTTTTTCTCGATCAAGAATAACCCAAAGGTGATGTTTGCATTGGCTCCAAAATATGAATGGGGTAATTAACATGGCCAGAAAATTAGTTGAGCGGAAGGCGAGGAAGTTCCTGCAGGAGAACGGGCGTTCATTGATTAGTCGGATATTCGATTATATCAATGAATCTACTCGTGACGGCACTACGATGAGCGAGTTATCCAATACTTTGCGTTCTGCCCATGATATTGAAAAATGTGGTACTGAACGGGTCCCTGGGCGTGCCCTGGGAAGCGGAACATATATTCTCACGGTATGGCAGATGAAGGGGTTGGAACAATGAAAAAGGTCCTAAATCTATATGCGGGTATAGGTGGAAATCGAAAACTTTGGACTGATGTTAATGTTACTGCCGTTGAAATTGTTCCGGAGATTGCAAATATATATCAAGATTTTTTTCCTGATGATACTGTAATTATTGAGGATGCACATCAATATTTATTGGAACATTTTAAGGAGTTTGATTTCATCTGGAGTAGTCCCCCCTGTCCTTCTCATTCTCGCATTCGTTATGCTTATTTTGGAAAATCACAGGCCATATATCCGGATATGAAATTATGGCAAGAAATATTATTCCTTCAATTTTATGCGAAATGTTCCTGGGTAGTGGAGAATGTGATTCCCTATTATTCTCCTTTACTTCCTGCTACTATGATTGGTCGACATTTGTTTTGGAGTAATTTTCATATTAATCAACATTCAGATTTTAAGAATTGCGCTCAAAAAATACAATATATGACGGGATCGGAAACTCATTTTGGTTTTTCGTTGGATAAATATAAAATCAAAAACAAAAAGACAATTTTGAGAAATCTTGTCAGTCCTAAATTGGGGAAACATATATTTGACTGTGCATTTAAGTTTGAGCAGAAAAAATTGGGGTGAAAATATGAACACCAACATGAAGGGTGATCTGCTCGAAACAATCGTGATGAGCATATATGAAAAACAGGGGTATGAATTACATCAAGCCCAAAGAGTTGTCAAATCATTCCGAGGGGGATTTGCTTCGTACAAGATCGATATTTTTGGTTCGGATATAATTGGAAAAAGGATGAATTGCCCAACGCTATGGATCCAGGTCACGGCTTTTACGGGAACGAACAAGAGAGATAAAATGTTAGAACATCAATGGTCAATGAATAATGATCTGGTTCTGTATTATCGTTTTGCCACCCGCTCGAAGGGAACATTTTTTATTGTTCATTATATGGGTCAGGATAGAATGTTTCACAAGGCCCTTGAGTTTAAAGTTTCACTGGATCGGTTCTTCGATGCCGTCAATGCCTGGTATAAGATTAAATCAGTATCAATCAAAGAAATCTGCGAATACTTGATGTGGGATAGGAAAGAATTTATAAAAATGAGGAAAGAAATATGACAATAAAAGTCCCACCAGAAATATTAAAAATCCGTCAAGGTTTGTCATTAAACTTAAAAATCCAAATGACAAATAGAAGGATTAAGGAATTTCATAATGAACTTGGAGGTCAGGTTTATGTTGCTTTTTCGGGGGGGAAAGATTCAACAGTTCTTCTCCATTTGGTTCGTTCTCTTTACCCAGATGTTCCGGCCGTTTTCTGTGATACCGGTCTGGAATTTCCAGAAATTAGGGATTTTGTAAAAACTATTGATAATGTTGAATGGTTAAAACCAAAGATGAATTTCAGGAAAGTGATAAAAAAATATGGGTATCCAATTAAATCTAAAGAATGTGCTCAAGCCATCTTCGAAATACGAAATTACAATCTCTCAGAAAAAACAAAAGAACATTATTTTGAAAGAAAGATTTCAAAAAAATGGTATTTCCTCCTTAGAGCACCTTTCAAAATATCACATATGTGCTGCAAAGTTATGAAAAAATCTCCTTCAAGGAAATATGAAAAACTAACAGGAAGAAAACCATTTATTGGAATAATGGCAAAAGATAGTTGGCAGAGAGCCCAACACATCATCCAAAATGGATGTAATAATTTTAATTCACTCCATCCATCTTCTCGTCCTTTATCATTCTGGAAAGAGAAGGATATTTGGAATTATATTCGTAAGTTTAACATTCCATATTCAAAAATATATGATATGGGATACGATAGAACTGGTTGTATATTTTGCATGTTTGGATGTCATTTAGAAAAATATCCTAATCGATTCCAACGGCTCCAAAACACACATCCAAAGTTATGGAAATATTGCATGGATAAATTAAGATTAAAAAAAGTATTGGAATATTGTGGGATTCCGTGGAAAGATGAGAATATGAAACTCGAAGATTTTGGTTTAAAAAAAGAAAGGGGGAAAAATCCCCCCCATAAATCTCGGTTACAATGAAACACGATTTTTTGCATAGATCGCCGCTGGTCTACACCACATTCTTTGGAATTTTTTCCATTCTTTTTTTACAAGACCCTTATCGTCCCGATACAACATAGCAAATGGACAAATACCGAGTTTTTTTACTGCTTTTAATCGTTGATTTGCATCATCCATTGTATCCTTTGGCCAACCAATAAGAACAAAGCAATAAATTTTATGACGGTTGAACCCCGACTTCTTTAACATTCCTGCTGCTCGTACAAGAGGTTCCCAATCATCAGGGGTATCATATGCAAAAAATGCTGATTTTAATCGAATACTTTTCATAAGATCAATATGCCATTGTTTCAACAATTTTGCTTCCAATCCTCCAACAAATTCTGCCGGATTCTTTTGGCGACGTAACATATTGAATACAGCATGAATATGTCCTTCAGAACACGCTAATAGATTATCATCTTGGATAATATGGCCATCTTTAATTTCTAATTCACGAAGTCCCTTTTCTCGTTTCCATACCGAGCAGAACCAACATTGGTTTGGGCATCCCCTGGATGTTATATTATATCCTTTTTTAACATATAGACCAGGAATGAACTCCCCGCCTGGTTGATTAAAAGCAGGCCCACCAATCTTGACAGGAATACCAAATCGCTCCCATAATATTTTCAGTTTTTTTGCATTATTTATATCCCAAGTAAATGTTACACTAATATGAATCTCATCCGCTTTCTGAACAGACAGAGGGATATTCAATCCAATATATGCCCAGGGATCTGTGGGTGTGGCTTTGGTTCGAGACGGAAAAACACGGATTATCCTTTTTCCATTTATTCGCAAAACAAGTCAACTCCATAAATCTCGGTTACAATGTACCTTTCTTCGCCCGTTTTATCAGCTGGTCAATCAAAGAACGAGGAGCCTCGGTCCATTCATCATATCCCATATCGAGTAACTTTCTCTCTATCTTATCAATCTCTGCATCGAGTAAGTCAGTAATCGAGTGAGCAATTTCGTCGGATGAATATGAGGGGACTGGTTCTTCAACATATGCCTTTTTCATCTCTGGCACAATAAGTTTTTCTTCCACCACAATGTCCTTTGGTTCATCTGCAATCCTTACTTCCCCCTGTTCTACAACAAAATTCTCCCCGATCTCATCCGGAGTATACAATCCCGATATTACATCGGGCACAAGGACCCGCAGAACCTCACTGATGGCTCTCCATCGCAACATGACGGACAAATACTTTCGATATGTCATGGTATCCGTCAGTCCCGCTGTCCGTGCCCGCTCAAAATCCCATGTAGATGAGAACGTAACCCCATTAATTCTCGTCCCCGTCACCGTACATGAGGTTGGCGTTTCCTCGATAATCAATCCGCCTTCTTTCAGTTTTCCAGATCGATATGCTAACGATAACATTAACTGCCCATTTACTTCAACCTTGCCGTTCACGATGTACAGATTTGCCAACCCTTCCATCATACCGATTCCCAATTCCTGACTTTTCAGTCCGATGGCAATGACCTGCTCAACCTTCCGGAACTTGTCGGGCAGGAACCCTGACTTAATCAGGGTCTTGGCTTGTTCCTGCATTATTTCCCATTTTGTTTTTTCTCTCTCGATTATCTCCTTCATTTTCTTCCTCCTTTCTTATTTTATTACACTCATAGCACCAGCACCATACCGGTCTTATCTGTCTGTAGACAGATATTACATCCGATTTGAATTTTTCACCGCAATCTTCACAAATGACAGGCAACCAATCGGTTTTTCCTTCTTTGGCATATCGTTTCGATTTCATTTCTTTTTCCTCCTTACTATAATCTTTTCCTCGTCGTAGGTTATTGCAACCCGCAACCCACCACGATCTTTTTCATCTGGCGATAACCAATCGGGCGGGATCGCCAGGATGAAACTATTCCCTGACCTTCGTATATTTCCATCTTTTTTCATGTTTCATTCCTCCATTAATGTCCATACAATATAATTTTGATATTATCGTTCTTCCATTCTTCCGATTGAAATAATTCAATTAAAGCGAGAGCGTTCTTCCATCGGCGATATGGGTTCTCTTCCATTTCTGATTCTATCGCTATTTTCAATTCCTCAAGTTCGACAACAATTAAATCATCATAGCAATCAGAATATTCGGGGTATTGAACGGATGACCAAAAGAAATATAAATGTGTGTTGTCAAGTTCGTTTCTTATTTCCCGATATTTATTCAATGCTCTTTTATATCTTCTTCGAGTGTTTCCATCAATTGTATATGCCTTTGAAAACCATTTTTCATATTTTTTTGTATCAATAACTTTACGATTTTTGTCGATAAGTTTTTTAATTTCTCCAAAAGCAATCTTGCACATATTAAGACTGGCCTCAACTGAATGGTATCCTGTTTCTTTTCTGCCAGAGATAAAGAGCAATGTCGTTTCATATCCCATTTTCATTCCTCCATTTATGAAAATAAATCACCCAATGACGTCGCAGGGCAATCTTTTTCTATTCTTTTCTTTATTCGGACATTGCTTTCTTTTGCCCGAATTTTAAATAATCGAGATTCTTTTTCTCGATTATTAATAATTTCTTCATATTCTGAAGATGAAAAAATCAAATTCTGAACATCATCTTCAAATAATCTTCTCTGACGATATACTGTCAGAGAATTTTGTTTTCCTGCACC